CTGGATGATCAGTTGGGTGCCGGCTGCCTGGGCGCGGCAGCGGCGGCTGTGGCGGTGCACAATGCGGCTTCCAGCTGGAACCGCGCGCTGCTGGACAACGCGGCGCGGCCCAGCGGCGCACTTGTGTACCAGCCTGGTGATGGATCGACACTGAGTCCGGACCAGTTCGCCCGCCTGAAGACCGAGATGGAGGATGCATTTGCCGGTGCCGCCAACGCCGGGCGCCCGTTGCTGCTGGAGGGTGGGCTGTCGTGGCAGCCGCTCAGCCTGTCGCCGGCGGAGATGGATTTTGCCGGCATGCGCGAGGCCGCCGCGCGCGACATTGCGTTGGCCCTGGGGGTCCCGCCGCTGCTGCTTGGCCTGAAGGGAGACAGCACATACGCCAATTATCGTGAGGCCAACGTGGCGCTGTGGCGACTGACGCTGCTGCCGATGCTGTCGCGGCTTCTGGGTGCGCTGGCGGCGCATCTGGGCTGGTGGTGGCCGGGCCTTACATTTTCGGTGGAGCGCGATGCGGTGCCGGCATTGGCCGAAGACCGCGAGCGGCTGTGGGCCAGCGTGAGCGGCGCCGATTTTCTGAGTGATGCCGAAAAGCGCCGGTTGCTGGGTCTGGAAACGGAGATGGGTGAATGACGGGCATATTGGAAGGCCTGCTGGAACAGGCCGAAGCGCAAGGGGCGGCGCGGGTGACCCTGCGAGCCATTGCCGAGGAGGCCGCCGAAGCGGGCGCCGCGCGCGCATTGAAGCGGCTGGGCCTGATGGACGAACAGGCCGGCCACGATATCGGTGAACTGAGGCAACTGGTGCAGGGCTGGCGCGACGTCAAGAAATCGGCGTTCAAAAGCCTGGTTGGCTGGGTGGTGCGTACCGCAGTTGCCCTGCTGTTGATGGGCCTCGCGTTCAAGCTGGGGAGCCCGGCGGGCTTGGGCCAGGGCGCGCGGCCATGAACGCGCCGGCCCGAATTGCGCCGACCCTGCGGATTGCCGGCTATGCCAGCGTGTTCAACCTCCCGGACAAGGGCGGTGACATGGTGATGCCAGGCGCATTTGCAGAGGCTGCAGCGCCGTTGCCGCTGCTGTGGCAGCATCAGGCCGGCGAACCTATTGGGTTCGTTGAGATAGTACAAGAAGATGCGCGGGGCCTTCGCATCACAGCCCGCATCGTGGGCGAGGGGCGCGGTGCCGAAGCGGCGGCGCTGGTGCGCGCCGGTGCCATTGATGGCCTGAGTTTCGGATACCGGGTGAAGGTAGCCAGTCCGGCCCGGAATGGTCGCCGCCTGGAGCGGCTGGAGCTTGTTGAGGTTTCACTGGTGACCTTCCCCATGCAGCGGGAGGCGCGGGTGCTGGGCTGGCAAGAGGAGAATGCGCATGCTGGAAGTGAAATCTGATCCGTTGGCCGCCGTGTTCGACACGGCCGAAACCACAGCGGCCCCAATTGAAACGGCCATCGCCCGCCCGGCCCTTGAGGCCAAGGCCGCTACCATCGCGCCGCCGGCCAAGGGTGGCCTTGGTGTGCCGCTGGAAATCGATGCCGTGATCAACCGCGTGTTGCAGGCGGCCTCGCCGGTGCGCAGCATTGCGCAGGTGGTGGATATCGGTTCGTCTGCCTATCGCCGGCTGATCACCACCACCGGTGTTGTTTCGGGCTGGGTGTCGGAAACGCAGGGCCGCCCGGGAACTGAAACGCCCAACTTTGCCGAGATCGCGCCGCCGATGGGCGAGCTTTATGCCAATCCGGCGGCTAGTCAGGCCATGCTGGATGATGCCGGCTTTGATGTTGAAGCCTGGCTGGGAGAGGAGATCGGCCGCGAGTTCGCGCGCGCCGAAGGTGTGGCTTTCGTGACCGGCGATGGCATCAACAAGCCGCGCGGTTTCCTCACCGCGCCCAACGCCGCCACGGCGGATGCGACGCGCGCCTTTGGTGCGCTGCAGTTCGTCACATCGGGTGCGGCCGGCAACTTTGCGGCGACCAACCCGCAGGATCGCCTGATCGATCTGGTGCACGCGTTGGCCAGCCCTTATCGTCAGGGCGCGGTGTGGGTGATGAATTCGGCCACGCTGGCCCGGGTGCGCAAGTTCAAGACCAGCGATGGTGCGTTCATTTGGCAGCCGGGGCTGAGCCCGGAACAGCCGCAGACGCTGCTGGGTCACCGGGTGATCGAGGTGGATGCCATGCCGGATGTTGCCGCTGACAGCCTGTCGATCGCGTTCGGCAATTTCCAGGCTGGCTATCTGATCACCCAGCGGCCGGACACCACGGTGCTGAAGGATCCCTACAGCAACAAGCCCTATGTCCACTTCTATGCCACCCGCCGTGTTGGCGGGGCGGTGCTGGATAGCCGGGCGATCAAGCTGATGCGCTTTTCTGCCTGACGGATCTGCGCTTTCGCGCTGTTCCGCAATCGGCGGGACTTTGAACACATCTGGTTTTTCCGCTTTGTGCGGAGAAACGGCGCGGGCGCCGCTGCGCCGGGTCGGCCCCCAAGGCCTGGCCGCGGCGGCGCCCCCTGTTGCGCCGACTGTAATGGGGCAAACCTGGATAACAATCGACAGGCCGAGCCAGCACTGGCCGCGGCAGGAGAGCACACATGCCAGACAATGTGACGGCACCGGCAGGTGGCGTGATCTTCGCGACTGACGAGATCGGCGGGGTGCACTTTCCCTATGCCAAGCTGGCATGGGGCGCCGACAACCAGGCGGTGACGATTACCGAAACCGATGGCGCGCGCCTTCCCGTGGCCGTGCAGCGAATTGCCACCACCACGCGCGCCTATGCCGATGCGGCAGGGCAGAAGATCACGACGGCGGGCGCCGCCCAGGTGCGTAGCGCCACAATTGTCGCGACTGAAGTGATGCTTGCGGCCTCGGTGGACGGGTATTTCCGGGTTGGCGACGCCGCCGTGGTTGCCGCTGATGCTGCAGGTTCCACGCCGATAAGCGCGGGTGAGAAATTTCACCGCCAGATCAACAGCGGCCAGTTTGTTTCGTTCATCCGGGCCGGCGCTGCGGATGGCAGCCTGTTTATTGTGCCGGTGGCCTGATGATCGGCGCAATCGGCCTGATCGGCGCGTTTGGCTGGCGCCGCCGCGCATCCCCGCCCCCCGCGGACACCCCCGATTTCACCCTCACCAACAGCACCGTCACGACCGCGTGGGGCGTTGTTGCGGTGGGTGATCTGGTGCCCAATGCCGAAACTCCGGCAGGCGCCTATTTCGTGTTGGTGAGTGAACCGGCCGGCTTTGTGGTGGAGAACGGCTGATGGCGATCCGCGTTGCCACCGAAGGGCGCACCGATCTGCGGCTTGCCGCCGATGTGAACAAGCCGAACCTGACCCTTGCGCGCACCATCAACGGGCAGGCAGACCAGGTGCGCGGGTGGTGGGCCGGCACGTTCGTTCGTATTCCGGCCACCGGGTTTACCGATAACGCCGCCTATCCGCTGTTCGGGCGTGACAACGGCGGCGCGGGCACGTTCACCGCCAGCAGCGATCATTGCTTGCGCGTTGGCGCTGATGTGGTGGGCACGGCGACCCTTTCCGGTGCATCGCGGCTGCGGCCCGTCATCCACGCCCGTGCCACCACTGGCGCCATCTTCACCGGCACCAACGGCAACACCCACATGACCGCGATGGCGCAGCTCACGCGCACCCCGGACGTGTATTGGCTGGCCTACGGCGTGCGCAACACGGCCGCGCAGGGTGACACGCCGGTATGGCGGGCCTTCACCGTGGCCTGCCGCGTGGGCGGCACGCCGGATGCGCAGGTGTGGTCAACCATCGACGCCGGCTATCTTTCCGGCACGGTGAGCGGCCTGTTGCGCCAGGTGTTCGTCGCGTCCAGCACCACGGCAATCCGCTGGACGGAAACCGGCACGGTGCTGGAGCATGTGGCGCTGGCCCAAGGCGATTTCCCGTGGGATTTCGTGAACGACCGCCCGCACTTCGATGCCGTTGCCGCGCTGGCGAACGGTGCGGGCGCCACCACGCTTTACGATTATGCCGAACTGGCTGCTGCGCAGCTTTCGCCCACGCCGCTGCCGTTCGCCAACTGCGAGGACGGCCTTTCGGAGATCACCCACTGGTTCACGCTGGAAAGCCTTGTTGCCGGCTTGGCCAACAGCGGCACGGCCACGGGCGCCAACCTGGCCATCACCACACAGAACGCGCCCGGCGATGGCCTGGTGGACGAGGTGGTGATTGCGCCCGCCCATTGGGCCAGCGGCCCGGTGGCGCCAGTGATCACCCCGCCCGCCGTGCGTTTCTTTGGCGGGCGCGGCACGCGGGCCATCACCATCGCCGGCACCTATGACGAAGCTGGCGGCACGGTGAACGTGGAACGGCGCTGGGAAACGATGGCCGGCACGGCGCTTGCTGGCTTCGATTGGGCCGGCGTGACCGAGACTGCCGGCGCGTGGTCGTTGACCGACACGCTGCCCGTGGGCGGCCCCTATCGGCTGCGGGTGCGCGATGCCGATCTGACAACGCTGGAGGCCGTGGCGCTGGAAGATGTGCTGGTGGGCACCGTGGCCGTCACCAACGGCCAGAGCGGGATTGAGTTGGCATTTGGCGAAGGTGGCGGCGTGCCGGGCACCAACCATCTTGGGCTGGCGCTGGATGCCGGTGTGCAGGGCATGGTGGTGAACCTGCCGAACAAGCAGGGCGGCACCACGGCGACCTATGCGCGCCCGGTGGCCACGGGCCTGCGCATGGTGGGCGGGCAGACCCCGGCCATTCGCGGCGGCGCGATTACGGCGATGAACCAGTGGCACGCGGTCAACCCCGGCCACCCGCTGTGCATCGTCAACCAGGCGCTTTCCGGCACGCAGATGACCAATTGGGCCGCTGATGCCACGCTGGAAAGCGAGGGCGGCCATGCCTCGTGGCGCTACATGGGCACCATCGGCGCAGTGGCCGGCGTATCGAGCGGCAACAACAGCGGCATTGCTGAAACGCTGGCCGCCGCGCTGGGCCGCTGGGCCGATCTTCATGTGATGATGTGGCACCCCGGCATTGATCTGGATCCGGTGGTGCAGGCCGATTACGTGGCCGACATCGAAGCCCGCTGGAGCGCGAACACGGCTGTGCGCTGGCTGTTCCTGCCGCCGTGGCGCGGCGACAACAGCGCCGAACCCAAGGGCGAAAGCAGCCGCGCCGGCCATGTGGCGATGGCTGCTGCGCTGGGCGCGAAGGCATGGCTTGGCCCGCATTGGGGCGACATCGTGATGGACGCCACCAACAGCCTGCACGCGGCCTATTCCGCAACGGGGCTGGACGTGCAGCCGGTGCGTGACAACAACCAGGTGGGCGTGACGCGCATCGGGCGCGGCATCGGCCGGGCGGCGGCGTGGGTGTATGACCCCACCATCAACGTGACGTGGCGGATCGTGGGCGCGTGGAGCGACAACAACCGCGCCACCGTGAACATCGAATTGGGCCGCCCGGCGCGCACGCTGGCCGGCGCTGCCATCCGTGCCGATGCCGTGTGGGTATCGACCAACGGCGGCACAAGCTGGACGCGCACGGGCTTCACTGCGGCGCTGGCGGCAAACGGCACGCGGCTTGTGCTAACACCGGGCGACGGTGGCACGGCCTGGGCGGCAGCCGGTGCGAACCTGCGGGTGGATTATCTGCGGCGCTGGATCGACACATCGGACGAACAGGCCGACGAGGCGCTGCAGGAAGGGCTGCTCAACGGCCTGCTGTATGACGCCGGCACTTGGCGCGGCCGCACCGATCTGGCGGCCGGCGAGCGGCCCGGCAACGTGCTGCAAGGCACGGGCGCTGGCGGGTTGACCGTGGACACGCGCGGGCCTGCCCGCCTGCTGGCCACCGATCGGTTCAGCGGCGTGCGGCCCGTGACGGTGCGCATGATGGCCGCCGATGGGGTGACGGTGCTGGCGGAAAAAACCCTTACTGTTCAAGCCAATTGAGGGAGTTGGGCATGATCCTGACCCATCTGCTGGCCATTGCCATTGTCGCTCCTGATCAACCCATCATCGTCCAGCCAGCGGCAGTCACCCAGTCGCTGGTCGACACCGGCGCGTTGGTGGCCACGGCCCTGGGTGCGCCCCTGGCGACGCCTGCCTTGCGGGTGCGGGCGGCGAACACCGCACTGCCGGTCCGCCGCAGCTGAACAACCCGGCCCGTGCGGGCCTTTCCAGGAGCAACGCGATGGCAAAATATGCCAGCAACGACGTCATGGATGCCGCCCTGGCGGTGATTGCCGCGGCCGATCGCATGGCCGTGCTGGCGGGGCAGCCGGCAAGCTTTGCCCAGGCCACCGTCAACCGGCTTGCCGAAGCGGTGATGCTGCCTGCCGATTTCACGCTGGTAGCGGGGCCGGCTGGTGGCCGGCGTCTGCAGGTGGCGGCGCGCGCCGATCTGCTCGCGCTGGCCAGTGGCACGGCAGATCATGTCGCGCTCCTCGATGCGGCCGGGCAGCGGCTTCTGTACGTCACCACCTGCCCACCACAGCCGTTGGCGGCCGGTGCGCCCGTTCAGATTGCAGGCTGGCAGGTGGATATCGGTGCGCCGGTCTGACGCTCATCGGTTGACCAGCAATTCCTGGGAGCAAGACAGGCATGAGCATTTTCGTGAAGGACCCGGCAGGGCGCGTTGAACACGCCATCGACTGGGACGCAGGCTTTCTGGCCGGGCGCGGCATCGGCACATCGATCTGGCACGTGCTGCCCGGCGCCGGCACCGCGCCGCTGCAACTGGAAGCGCCGCGCATCATTGGCGGTCGCACGATGGTGACGCTGTCGGGCGGCAGCGTCGGCAATGTCTATCGCGTCACCAACCAGGTGATGCTTTCCGATGGCAGCAGTGATGAACGCACGTTGATCGTGCGGGTGGAGGAGCGGTGATGGCAGCCTGGCAACTGGAAGCCGGCCCGCTGGTGGTGGGCCTTGCCGAATGCAAGGCGGCCTTGCGGCTTGAACGCGATGACGAGGATGCGCTGATTGCCGGGCACATTCGCACAGCCATGGCCTTGTGCGAAAGCTTCATTGGCCAGTGGTTGATCGAGCGGGAGGCGGAGCAGCGGCTTGAGGGTGACCTGGCCTGGCAGCGGCTGCGCGCCTCCCCTGCTGTGGCCGTGACAGCCGTGCTGGCTGATGGCGAACCGCCGGCCACAGGTTGGGAAAGCCAGATCACCGCCGATGGCAGCGGCTGGGTTCGCCTGCTGGCGTTGCCGCCCGGCGCATCGGGCAACCTGGTGGTGCGCTTTCGGGCTGGCCTTGCCGCAGACTGGAACGGCGTGCCAGAACCTCTGCGGGCCGGCATCGTCAGGCTGGTCAGCCATTTCTTCACGCATCGCGATGCGGCTGATGCCGGGCCGCCGCCAGCTGCGGTTGCTGCATTGTGGCGCCCTTGGCGGCGCATGCAGCTGGGGTGATGCCGATGGGTATAAACCTTTCCGGTGAAATCGCTGGCAGCCTCATGGAGCGCGTAGCGATCGAGCGCTGGCAGGGCGTTCGTGATGCGGCAGGCGATGCCGTTGGCGCTTGGCTGCCGCTTGACGAGGTTGCGGCGGCAGTGGTGCCCGATGGCAGCCTTTCAGCTGTTCGCGTTGGGGATGCTGTACGCAGCGTCCGCCGTTGGCAGGTGTTGCTCAGGCGGCGCGACGACATCGATCTGGCCGTGCGCCTGCGCTGGCAGGGCCGGCAACTGGCCGTGCTGGCAATCGAACCGCGCGGTCGGCAGCGCGAACATCTGCTGTTGCTGTGTGAAGGGCCGCCGGCGTGAGCGCGCCTGCGCAATTGGCGGAACGCTTGCGCCGCACAGGAGATCGTCTTGCCGGCGCGCTGCTGGCAGTCGTGCAGGACCGCCTGGCACAACGCTGGCGCGGGCGCGGCCATGTTGCGCAGGATGCGCCCGGCGGCCTGATCATCGCCGGCCCTGATCTGAAACGGCGTCGCAACGGGTCGCGTCATGCGTTGCCCGATCCACAACTGCTCTGGCCGGGAGACGATCCATGAGCGCCGCGCTTGCCATGCAGAAGGCGGTGGTTGCCGCCCTTGCCGATATTGGCGCCCTTGCCGGCGTATACGACGGCCCGCCTCCCGATGCGGCCGCGCCCTATGCCGTGATCGGGCCCGATCTGGTGCTCGACTGGAGCCACAAGAGCGGCATCGGGCACGAAGTGCGCCTTTTGGTGACGCTTTGGGATGATCGCCCCGGCGGCGCCCGGCTGCGGGCCTTGCTGGGCGATGTCGTGGCGCGGCTGCGCGGTCTGGCCGGCGATTGGGACGGGCATCACATCGTGCTGGCCCGCCTGCAACGGGCCGGTGTTGGCAACCCGGAAGATGGCTGGCGCGCCGCCAGCATCGAGGTCCGGCTGCTCTGCGAGCAACTCTGACGGACACAGGCGAAGGGAAACAGACAATGGCAATGGAAAAAGGCGCCGCCTTCCTGTTGAAGGTGGGCGATGGCGCGCTGCCGCCGCTGTTCGGCACTGTGGCCGGATTGCGCACCACGCAATTGACGGTCAACACCGAAACCGTGGTTGTCACCAACCAGGGTTCCGGCGGTTGGCGCGAACTGCTGTCGGGTGCGGGCGTGCGATCGGTGTCGCTTTCGGGATCGGGCGTGTTCACCGGATCGGCAGCAGAAAGCCGGGTGAAGGCAACTGCGCTGTCTGGGCAGATTGATGATTATCAAGTCCAGTTCGAAAGCGGCGAGACCATCACCGGCCGTTTCCTGATCAGCCGGCTGGATTATGCCGGCGATTTCAATGGGGAACGCACCTACAGCATGCAGCTGGAAAGCAGCGGCCCGGTGGTGGCGGCGTGACGGGCGCCAACCCGATGCGGGGTGAGGCCGAACTGGTGCTGGCAGGTTCCGCGGTTCGTCTGCGGCCCAGCTTTGCCGCGCTGGTGGCCGCCGAAGTGGAACTGGGCCCGTTGTTTGCGCTGTGTGAACGGGCAGCTGGCGGGCAGTTGACCCTGGCGGAAATGGCCGGCCTGTTCTGGCACTGCATCGATGGTGAACCGGGCATGTCTCGTGCCGATTTTGCCGAAGCGCTGGTGGCAGGCGGCCTCGCCAATGCCAGCCCGGCTCTGCGGGTGCTGCTTGGCCAGATCCTGGCCGGCCGCTGAAGCGTGGCGGCGATGCCCACGATCATGTTCGCGGATATGGCGCGGCGGTTGGCGCATCTGGCGGCGGTGGCGATGGGGTGGCGCCCGGGCGAATTCTGGGCGGCAACCCCGGCTGAACTGGTGACGGCTCTAGGACTGGATGCGCCAGCCGATGACCGCCCAGCCGATACGGCCATGTTGAAGGGCCTGATGGAGCGATATCCCGATGAACCCTGACCCGATCGATGAAATGGTGATCAAGCTGCGGGCCGATACCGGTGGCTTCATGGCTGGCGTGAACGATATTCAGCGCACGCTGGATGGGCCGCTGGCGGCCGGGCTGGACCGCGCCGGCACCGGCCTGCAGCGCGCGCTGGGCCGGGCGCTTTCGGATGGCAAGCTGGGCTTTGATGAACTGGGCCGCATCGCGCTTTCGGTGTTGTCCGACATCAGCCAACAGGCGCTGAGGCTTGATCTGGGGGCCCTGTTTGGCGGCGGTGGCGGTGGCTTCGGCCGCTTGCTGGGCGGTCTGCTGGGCCTGCCTGGCCGGGCCACGGGCGGCTCCGTTACAGCCGGGCGGGCCTATATGGTGGGCGAACGCGGGCCCGAACTGTTCGTGCCGACCGCCTCTGGCCGGGTGGAGGCCAATACCGGCCCGGCCGGGCGCGGCGTTACCGTGAACGTCAATGTGGCGGCTCCGCGGGAGGCCACGGCGGCAGCCATGCGGCAAACCGGCAACCAGGTGGCGCGGGCCGTGGCCCGGGCGCTGGAACGGGCGCAACCATGATGCGCTGGTGGCTTGCCCAACAAGCGGATCAGGGCGCTTCCCGTTGGGTGCAGCGGTTCGATCCGCGCTGGTGGCTGGTGGATTTTCCGCGCCCGATGATGGCCAGCGCGGTCACCACTGGTCCCGATACGCTGGTGGTGACCCTGGAGTTCCAGCGTCGCTCCGATCTTGCCGGCCTGATCTGGGAATCAGCCGATCGCTGGAGCCATCCTCTGTGCGCGCTGGAAACACGGCGCGATTATCGCGGCCTGCTGTGGCGATTCCGGTGGGAGGCGCAAGGTGATCTGCTGCCCCTTGATGCCATCAACGGCCCGGTGCTGACGATCGAGGGCCGCGATGCCGCCGGCATGGCCCGCACCTGGTATGTGCGGCTGTGGAACTATGCGCAGGGCACGCCGCTCGACGCCGAGATCAGCCTGGATTTCGATGCGCTGGCTGGTGGTTTCCTGTTGCCAACCGAAGCAGACCCGGTGTGGGCTGGAGACATTGACCGGATGTTTATCAGCCTGGTGGCGCCCGGCCATGATGGTTCGGATACGCCGTTGCCGGCTGTGGCCCGGGCCGAAGTGCGCCTGACCATTCTGGATGTGGATGGCACTGGCGCCGTGCTCAAGGCGGGCCGGCCGTTGTTGGCGCCGCACGAATGGCGCGCCTGCACCGCCTATGACGACATCTACAACCAGACGCCGGAACGGGTGCTGGAACAGGCCGTGCTGCTGGGGTGGCGCGGGGTCATCACCCACTATGTCGGCATGAGCCATTTCATGGCGCTGCTGCCGGATGGCGCGGGCGGCTTCATTGTGGATCCGGCACGGCCGCTTTGTGCGCCGGCTGCGGCCTGGCACGCCGATTTCCTCGAGCGCGCCGCTGGCCTTGGATTTGCACCCATCCTCTCCCTCTCGATGGAATTGTTTGCCGCCCACTGCCCGCCCGATTGGGCACAGCGCGATCTGGGCGGCGACATCGGGCTCACCGGCTGGGTGCCGCCTTCGGCCCTGCTGTCGCCGTGCAATGATGCTGCGCAAGACTGGTTGCGGGCCGTGGCAACGGCGTTCGTTGCGTTGGCGGTCACGGCCGGCGTGCCGCCCGCGTTCCAGGTGGGGGAGCCGTGGTGGTGGGTTGGCCCCAACAACCGGCCCTGTCTCTATGATGCCGCAACCGTTGCGCGCTGGCAGGCCGAAACCGGTGCGCCGCCACCGCCCATGGCCGACATCAGGGGTGCCCGAACGGCAGCGGAGCAGGCCTATCTCGATTGGTGCGGCGCTCGCCTGGCGGAAGCCACGCAGGGCATGCTGGCGGCTGTCCGCAGTGCCGCGCCAACCGTGCAGACGCACCTGCTGTTCTATGCGCCGCAGGTCCTGCTGTCGGATCGGCCCGATCTGAAGCGCGCCAACATGCCGGCTGCGTGGGCGTTTCCGGCCTTCGATGTGCTGCAGCTTGAGGACTATACATTTGTGACCGGTGCCAACCAGGCCGGGCAACAGGTGGCCCGCGATGCCGTGCTGGCCGCCCTGGGCTATCCGCTGGACAAACAGCATTATCTGGCCGGATTTGTGCTGGATGCCGCCGATGCCGCCAAGCATTGGCCACTGATCGCTGATGCGGCGACGGCTGCCAAGGCGCGCGGTGTCGCCGAAACCTTCATCTGGGCGTGGCCGCAAGTGGCGCGCGATGGTTTCACGCCTTTCCTGATTGCCGACGACGCGGCAGGAGAATCCGACATGGCAGCGTTTCACGACGTGCGCTTTCCGTTCGAACTGGGCTTCGGCGCTGCCGGAGGTCCGGCCTTCTCGACACAGGTGGTGGTCACCGGCTCTGGCGCGGAACAGCGCAACGCCCAGTGGAGCGATGCCCGCCAGGAATATGATGCCGGGCTTGGCCTGCGGTCAGAGGCCGATCTGCAACGGTTGTTGGCCTTTTTCCGGGCCCGCCGTGGCCAGGCGCATGGCTTTCGCTTCCTGGATCCGCTTGACAGCAGTTCCGCAGCCACAGGCGGCACCCCGACACCAACTGATCAGGCGCTTGGGACTGGTGATGGCAACACCACCCGCTTTGCCCTGATCAAGGCCTATGGCGATCAGGGGCTTGATGGCGATCCACCACAGACCCGCCGCATTACGCGGCCTTGGGAGGGCAGCGTGCTGGTAGCTGTGGATGGCGTGCAACTGGCAAGCGGATGGACATTGGCGCAAGGCGGCTTGATCGATTTCGGCGAACCGCCGGCAGTGGGGGCGGCCGTCACGGCGGGCTTCCGCTTTGATGTGCCGGTGCGCTTTGCCACCGATCGTATCGAGGTTTCCATTGCCGGCTGGCGGGCGGGCGAACTGCCCTCCGTGCCATTGATCGAGATCCGGGAGGCTTGAGCCATGGCCGATGTTCCGCTTGGCGCGGCCTTTGCCGCAGACCTCACCCATCTGGCGTTGTGCTGGCGCCTCGTGCGGGGCGACGGCGCAGCCTTGGGTTTCACCAGCCACGATCGGCGCCTGCTGGTCGATGGCCTCTGGCATGAAGCCCGGCCTGGCATGAGCCCTTCGGCCGTGGTGCTTGGCGATGGGCTTGCCGCTGACGACATGGAGGTGGCCGGCGCATTGTCATCCGGGGCGCTGACTCGCACCGATTTGCTGGCGGGGCTGTGGGATGGGGCCCGTTTGCACTTGTTCCTCGTGGATTGGCGCACGCCGAATGCCGGGCGCCATGTGCTGGCCGAAGGCCGGCTTGGGGATGTGGCCGTGGGGGACGGCGGCGATGCCGGCTTCGTGGCTGAATTGCTCGGCCCAGGCGCAGGCCTTGCGGCAACGGCCGTCGAAACCTGTTCGCCTGAATGCCGCGCCGAACTCGGCGACGCGCGCTGTCGGGTGGCGATGCGCGGGCGTGAGCGGATCGTTGCGGTTGCCGCCACCCAGAATGACCGCGTGCAATTGGCCGGCGTTCAGCCGACAGACCATGTGCAGGGCGAATTGTGGGTGCTGGATGGGGCGGCCGCGGGCCTCACACGCCGATTGCTGGCCGATGTCGAAGGCTGGCTGCTGCTTGATGAGCCATTGCATTTGCAGCCGGGGGATCGCGTGCTGGCCCGGGAAGGCTGCGACAAGCGATTTGCAACCTGCCGAGACCGGTTCGGCAACTCGGCAAACTTTCGGGGTGAGCCGCATGTTCCGGGTGGTGACTTGTTGACCCGCTATCAGGTGGGATGATGGCGGAAAGGATCGCCATGCCGACGCTGTCGCAGCGTCGCTGCCGCGCCATTGCCGCCGCGCGCAGCGGCCTTGGCACTCCCTTTCGGCCACAGGGCCGCGTGCCGGGCCTTGGGCTGGATTGCATTGGCGTTGCCTTGCTGGCGGCAGCTGGGGCCGGCGTTGCGGTGGGGCGGCTACCGGCATATGCCTTGTCCGGCGATCATGGCCAGTTGCTGGCCCAAACCATGGCTGCGCTGGGTTGCCGCCAGGTGCGGCGTGGCCGGCCCGGCGACCTGGTGGAGTATCGCCTCGCCCCGCGGCACCGCCATCTGGCGGTTCTGACTGAAACCGGGATCATCCATGCCCATGCCGGGCTTGGACGTGTGGTGGAAGGGCCGGCGCCCCACGATTGGGCTGTTGTGGATATCTGGGCGCTGCCCGGCGTTCGTTAGCCTCGATCGCAAAGGAATACAGCAATGGCAACCTTGGTGTTTGGCGTTGTCGGCCGCGCCGTGCTGGGGCCAATTGGCGGCTTGATCGGAACGATTGTTGGCAGTGGTGTCGATCGTCGTCTGTTCGGCGGTGGCCGACAGGCCGGCCGACAGGCCACGCCTGAGATCCAGGCCGCCAGTTATGGCGAACCAATCCCGTTTGTGCGCGGGCGCATGCGGGTCAGCGGCAATGTGATCTGGGCGTCGCCCGTGCGCGAGTCCGTTTCGCGCAGTGGCGGCGGCAAGCGTGGACCGGCCACCACCAGCTATAGCTATTCTGCCAGCTTTGCTGTGCTGCTTTGCGCAGGCGCGATCAGCGGAGTGGGGCGGGTGTGGGCCGATGGCAAGCTGATGCGTGACGCCAATGGCCAATGGCTGATCCCGGCGACAATGCGCATTCACGGCGGCAGCGAACGACAGGCCGTTGATCCGTTGATCGCAGTTGCGGAAGGCGAGGCGCCCGCCTTCAGGGGCCTTGCCTACGTGGTTTTCGAGGATCTGGCGTTGGCCGAGTTCGGCAACCGCCTGCCAAATCTGTCCTTTGAATTGCTGGCTGGAGAAGGGCCGGTCAATCTTGGCCAGGCCGTGGCGGAACTGGCTGGCACTGCTGGTGTCCGGCTGGATGTTGCGGGCGAATTCACAACGGTGGCCGGCCTGTATGTCGGCAGCGCCAGCAGTCTTTCTGATGTCATGGCGCCTGTGCTGAGATACACCGGATCTGCGCTTTCCGGCGGCGCGCGTCTTGTTGGCTCGGGCGGCGTGGTAAAAGAACTCGATCCCGCCGGCGAGGCGCAATCAGCCGCTGGGGGCGACGGCCGCGCCACTGGGGGAGACCGCGATCGGCAGCGCCGGCTTTCGGCCAGCCATGCGCCTGATGCAGTGGAAATCAGCTATTACGATGTTGATCGTGATTATCAGGCGGGATTGCAGCGGTCCCGCCTGAAGCCTGGTGAGCGCATCGAGGGCGGCGGCTTACCGGTCGCCCTTGACGCGGCTGCCGCAAAACGACTGTGCACCGATATGCTGGTCAGGCTGGCCGCAGGCCGTCAACACCGGACACTGCGACTGCCGTGGCGCTTTCTTGGGATGAAGCCTGGTGATCGTCTGGCTCTGCCGGATGGTCTCTGGCGGGTGCGCGAATTGCGCTTCGAGACGTTCGTGATTTCGCTGGATCTCGTGCGTGTTGCCGAAACCACCCCGCCTTCACAGGTGAGCGACGGCGGGCGTGGTCTGCTGCATCGCGACGCACCGGCCGGGCCAAGCAGGCTGGAGGTGATGGATTTGCCGCCGCTGCCTGGCGAGCTGCCGGACCGGCCAAGGCTGCTTATTGCCGGTGCTGGTGCGGCGCCCGGATGGCGGCGGGCTGGCGTCATGGTCAGCCTTGATGGTGGCGCGAGCTATGCGCTGGCCGGCGTCATTCCCGCGCCCGTGGTGATGGGCAGCGCCCTAACCGCCCTGCCGTCGGCGAATCCGGCCGGGTGGGACGAGGTTGGCAGTGTCGACGTGGCGCTCCTGTCTGAAGGGATGTGGCTGGAAGGTCGCGAACGTAATTCCGTGCTGGCCGGCGCCAATCTGGCCGTGCTGGGCAGAGAAATCATCCAGTACTGCAGGGCAGCGCCAATCGGGCCGGGCCGGTTCCGTCTGTCTGGCCTGCTGCGCGGCAGGCGCGGCAGCGAATGGGCTGTTGCCGATCATGTGCCTGGAGAGCGCTTTGTGCTGCTTGATCCTGCCTCCCTGCTCGAACTGCCGCTGCCACTGGAACGGCTGGGTGAAACGATCCTCGTGCGGGCTGCTGGCAGCGGTGACGTCGATGCCCTGCCGCTGGCCGTGCCGATTGGCGGCGAAGCCGTGCGGCCACTGCGACCAGTTCATCTGCGCTCGGTAAAGGTGGGCGGGGAATTGCGCTTCAGCTGGATTCCCCAAAGCCGGGCAGGTTTCGGTTGGCCCGGTCTTGCCGATGTACCGCTTGGCGAGGCGCAGCCGGCCTGGCGGGTGACCCTGCGTGATGCGGCCGGGCAAATCGAGACCGCCACGGTGGAGGCGCCAGCGTGGGAATGTGCCGATCGGCCCGGGCCTCTCTGGCTGGATGTGGCCCAAGTTGGTGCCACGCTTGGCCGAACCGCAACACTCGCTATTGCTTGA